GCGGCGCGTCCGATGGCTCCCGCGCGGCCCACGCCACGGAAGGAGATTTGGAACGTGTCCCACTTGAACTGATCGCTTGTGGCGATCTCGAAGTCCTTGCGGACTCCGACCGCGAAGCTCTGCGGGTCTCCGAATGCGGCGACCTTGGCGCTTGCGCTGTTTGTGCTCGGTGCGGCACCGACGAGGGTGACAGGGAAGCCGAGGATCGTGCCGATGCCGCCGAGGCTTGGTGCCTCGTTGGCCGTCAGGAAGATCGGGCGTCCGTTTGCGTCTTTGATCGCCAACATGCGGGCGAACATCGTCGGGTGAATCCACCAGCGGGCGGCGCGGCTCAAGACGGTCGGCGCGACCGTGGTGAGGCAGCGGAGAACGTCCTCGTAGTCGAGGGTTTCAACGCTGGTGTTGCCTGCTGCGGCGGTGGCGGCTGTGCCGAAGTTGAACAGGCCGGTGATGCCACCGTTGGAGGCATCAGAGGCTCCGCTACCTTGGAAGGCGGCGAAGTCGAGGCGGAAGTTCAGGGCTTCGACGAAGTCGTCCATCACGTCCATCGAGACATCCACGTCGGCGTCGTCGATGAGCTGGCGGGACACGTTGAGCAGGACGCCGATGACCTCGGGTTCGAGAGTCACAGTCGTTCCGGCTTTTGCCGTGTCGTCGCTGATTTGGTTGCCTTCGGTGAGGATGAAGTTTGCCGTCGGCCGCACGGTTTTCACCGGGAGCTTGGTTGTCTTCGTGCTCACATTGCGGACTCCGAGGCTCGACCAGGAACCGAAGCGCAAAAGCACGTCGTAAATGTCCGTGGCGAGTTCCTCGCTGATGAGCGTGGAACCGGGCGAGGAATCCTCACCGAGCGCCTTCGCGATGGAACCGGGGACGGGGCGACCGGCTGCGCGGAAAACCGCTGCGGCGATGGCTGCCTTTTTCTCCGGGCTGGCGGAGACGCGCTCGCGTGGGTCGGCAAATGCCATGCGCTGCTCGCGGGCGAGCTGCACCTGGACTTTCTGCACGGCGGCAAGGCGACCTTCGAAGTCGGCGGAGGAGTCGTTGACTTTTTTGGTCAAGTCTTCAAACGCGCTCTTTGTGGAGCTGTCGAGCTGTGAAAGGTTTTTGGTGAGGGCGTCGGTCTGATCGGCGAGGGATTTAACTCCGCCGAGGACTTTCTCCTGGAATGCTTCGTTGCTGAGGTTGCCGCCACCTGCTGCGCCCGTGTCGGGAGCAAGGAACAGGAGGCCCAATTTGTTGCTTTTGATTTTCATGGTTTTTTTATTTGATGAGTTGTTCGAAATTCCGCAGGAACTCCTCCCGTTGACGCTGCTCCTGAGCCCGTGCTGCGGCAGCGTCGTCAATAGCGGCGCGGGCGGTTGTTGGTTTTGCTTCTGCGGAAATCTTGGTGAGAGCGGCGCGGGTCGCAATGGACGAGGCGACGAACTCGACGTCGGAGTCGTCGGCGCATCCGGCCTTGTAGGCTTTTGCGAGGGCGGCGGGATTCGCGCCGATGACACACGCGGAGAGCTCGACCTGTTGTTGCTCCAGGTAAATCGTGGACACGCGGGCGGCGGTGGCGGGATCGAGGCCAAGGGCGGTGGATTCGCGAGCGAGATCCTGTCCGTTGTTGTCCCACTTGCTCACGGCGCGGACCGGGAAGAATCCGACGGAGACGGCTTTGAGGAATCCGCCTTTCGTCATCTTCCATCCGAACTGGATGAGCGGGGAGTCGATGCCGTCTTCGATGGCCCATTGCACGGTCTCGATGAGGCGGCGATTTTCGACGCGGAAGTCGATGACCTTGCCGAGCAGGCAACCGATGGTGTCGCCGGAGTGGGAGTCGAGGAACGGAGCGTTCTTCGAGAAGAAATCAAAGCGCCATCCGTCGGCGCGGATGATCTCGCGGTAGTGGTCTAGCGTCTCGTCGCTGGCGATGTATTCGAGAATGCCTTTGGATTCGTCGAGAATCCTAGTCTCGGGATGGATGGTGCGGATGGTGGGTTTCATGCGGTGGGTGCTTCGGGATTTTCGAGAAGGGCGATTTGGACGCAGCGGCAGTTGATGATTTCCTCGGGTGGTGCGCCGAGGGTGCCGTCGCCGGGGTAGTTCATCGGGTAGCCGCCGATCTGGAATGGCTCGTCGATGCTCACGGTCTGGCGTTCGGCGGCGAGGTGGGTGGGGCGGACGGTCTCGTAGTTGCCGCTCGTGAGCCATTGCTTGAACTTGACGCCGGTGCCGCGCATGGCCTCATCGCGGGCGAAGCCGTAGGCGGCGGCCGTCTCGGTCTGAGCGATGACGGTGGCACGTTCGCGGGAGATCCCGTTGAACTCCTCGCGGATCTTTGAGGCGATGTCTTTGATGGAGTCGCCTTCGACGAGGCCTTGTTGGATGGCTCCCTCGATGCGGGCGTGGACTTCGTCGGCGATGTCGGAAAGGAAGTTGTCGCGGAGGGCGAGGAATTCCAAGGCCTTCGCGGGTGGCATCGACCAGACGTCATCGGCGAGGCTGATCTCGGCGAGGAGTCCGGCGACCGCGTCGGTAATTCCTGTGAGCCCGACCTTGCGCATGGAGGCTTGGAAACCCTTTTTCCATTCTTCCAGGTCGAAGGTGAGGTCAGCGGCGACGGCTTTGGTTTTGCCAGCGGCGGCGGCTTCGAGCTTGGCGAGGGTCTCGCGGCGGGCGTCATTCACGGCGCGACTCCACTTGCTCTCGTAGGCTCGCTCGGTGGCGCGGCGGGCCTGCATGTGTTTTTCCCAGAGGCTCTGGCGCTCGGGCGAGCGTTCGCATTTTGGCGCAGCGGATTTGGAGGCGCATCCGCATTCGAGAGCGCGGATCATTTCTTGCACGGGGCCGACGGGCTCCGCAGCGGGCGCGGGTGCTGGCTCGGTGGGCGGCTTTGTCGCGGTGACTTCGGAGACCGAGAACGGCAAGTAGCCTTTTTCCCAGCCTGGGAATGAAGCGAGGCCCATGTCTAGGTAATCGTTGATTTGCTGGATGGGCATCCCCATTGCAAAGAGTTCTTTTGCCGACGTGATGCGTTCGGCGCGGATCGCCTGCATGGTGGGGTGTTCGTCCCAATCGAACTCCGCTTCGAGTTCACGCCCGGCGAGGCGGGAGGCCACGCGGGAGAGGGCGGCGCAGATTGTCTTTGCCAGCGGCATTGATGTCCCGTGGATGAGCCGGAAGTAATCGGACGCGCTGCCGATGCTGTAGCTGGCTTGGACGTCGGCCATGCTGGCAGGCACTCCGAAGGCAACGAAAATCTCGTGGCGGGATTGCAGGCGATTCGCGACGAAGGCGGCGTCGGGTGCGGTGACGGTCGGAGACTTGACCTCGATGTCGCCCGTGAAGAATCCAGGGACGCGCTCGCCGCGTTGGCGGGCGAGTTGACGTTCGCGGAGTCCGGCGATGATTTGCAGGCGCTGGGCGTCCGTCGGGTCTCCACCCTTGGCGACGATGTAGTCTCCCTGCTCGCCCTGGGCGGCATAGGTATCGTGGGCGAACTTTCCGGCGAGCCAATCGGTCTCGGCGGCGATCTCGGCACTGCGAAGCTCGGAGAGGCCGCGTGTGTCGCTGAAGGGATTCCACCGTTTTTCATGGATCACTTGCTCGGGGATGAGCGGGAACCGGCGGCCCTTGTCGTCGCGGGCTTCCCAGCCGATGAGTGCGCCGTCGAGCATCACGGCCTTCATGCGGTCCGGACGCACGACGAGCGGGCGCGGTCCACGGATGACGCGGCCCCGGCCAATCCACTCTTCGGGCAGGACGATGAAGAATTCCCCGGCGAGTTTATACCATCCGCCGAGCGCGTCGATGAATCCGACGAGCGAGAGATTCGGGCTTGGGAATTTCCACCAGGCGAGGAAATCGGGCTCGGTGAATTCGTTGTCGCCGGAATAAAACTTGAGCGAGACCGACTTGATCGGCTGGGTGACGGCACCGATGGCGGCCTGCACCCAGACGCTCTCGGCGTAGGGGTTCCGCAGCTCGGGTCCGCTGCCGCCCATGAGCGGGGCGCGGTTGAAATCCCGGTAATACTTCGGATCTCCCGCCGCCTTTGTGACGTGGAAGGCACCATTGACGGCGCGGAAAACTGTGCCATCCGGGGCTTGGGCGCGGACGATTTTCATGGCCGGACCTCCGATTCCGATGAAAAACGCGACGGCGAGGCAAAACAGACTGCCATTGCAAACCCGCTGCAAATCGCCGTGTTGCGGTTTTTCCTGCCGAGTAGGCTCATTGCTGCACTCGGGCGATTTTCGGGCAAATTTGGGCGTTTTGAAGTGCACATTAAGAGACAAGGGTGAAGGAGTAGTTGCCCGAGCGGGCGACGGAGGCCCAGTTGAGGAGGGCGAGTGCCCAGAAATCGTCACCGTGTTCGTCGTCGTTGGTCTCGGATTCGTAGCGGACGAGGCCGGTGGTGGTAGTGGAGGCGCGGACGGTGTTGAGTCGGTCGAGGAGAGCGGGATCGTTCGGGATGCGGATGGTGCGGTCCTCAAAAGCCCGGCGGAGGGCGAGCGCCATGTCGCTCTTGCTTTGGTTTGAGAAGCGGACGCCTTCGACGCGGCTTGTGCCGTTCCGGCGGGCGAGTTCCTCGACGGGCATCTCGCCCATGCCGGTCTCGTCGTAGCAGCCCTTGCGGAAGAGCGGGAGCGTGATGAACTGCTCGGCGGCGGCGAGTTGCTCGCGGAAGGGGACACCTTTGAGGCGATGCCAGGAGCGGACCCAGAGCACGTCGCCGATCTTCTCGCCGGTGCCGATGACGGTCGGGTTGTTGCGGCGTCCGATGTCCATGCCCTGGTAGAGATCGCCGGTGGCCTCGCGCGGATCGCGGAGGCACTTGTCATCGGCGCATGTGAGGAGGAGGTTGTAGGGAAGGAGCGCGGTGGAATCGCTCGACGGCTCGCAGAGAAATTGCCGCTTCCATTGCTCTTCGGTTTTGCAACCCGCCCGGCACTCGGCGAGGAACTCCTCGCGGGTCCACTCCGTTCCCTTCGAGCGGTTGATCTGCTCGACCAGGCCATCCTCGACGGCTTGGAAAATGTCCGTGCGCTGCACCAGCCAGGGCGGCGTCTTCATTGAGAGCGCGAGCGTGCGATAAGCTGGCGAGCCAATGGCGATCCCCTGCTCGGTGGCCTTGGCCATCACCTTGCGGGCGTCGAGGAGGAGTTGGTTGTAGTAGGCCTCGACCGTTGTGTGCGTTGAGAGGATGACCGTGTCGTCGCCCCGGAGCGCGGTCTGGCGTCCGGCCTCCCACATCTCAGCGGCATTCGATGGCTTGAGCCTGGCGAACTCGTCGCCGATCCAGTCGCCGCCTTTTCCGTGGAGGGCGTTGGCATTCGAGCTCAGTCCGTTGACCTGGCCGCCGCGTTTGAACTTCACGACCTTCGTGAGGATCTCCTCGCCGTCGACCACGACGGATTCGTTGAAGCTCTCGAATGCGGAATTGAGGACGCGGGCGAAGTAGCCGACGTAGTCAATAAACTCCAAGACCGTGCCGGCGTCGTTCGCTGTATACCAGGTCTTGCCCTCGGTCGTCGCCCGCTTGAATGCGTAGCGGTAGGCGTAGGCGTAGGTGAGGCCGATGCGTCGGGCCTTCTCGTCGAAGAGATAGCGCGAGGTCGCTTTGATCCGTGCGACCTGGTAAGGCAGGAAAAACGCCTTCACGTCGCGGGTCTTCGACTCCGTTTTGATGTCAGGCGCGGCTGTCATTACGCATCTCCCGTCAACCGGCGATCCACCGCCGAGAGGATTTCTTTCATCACGTCGGGCGTCACTTCGAGCCGCTTTCCGACCTCCTGCAATGCCGATGCAGCCTTGGTGCGGGCCTCTTGCATGGCCACCCGGCGAGCGTCGAGCGTCCGGTCGAGATCCTTCCCTTGTTCCTTGAGGACCGAGAGTGCCAGCTCCGGATCGTCCTGGGCGGCTGCCTTCAATGCCAGGGCGTGGAAGGTCGCCGTGCGTAGCTCGGCCTCGGTCGCATCCGGTTTGTTGAGCCGATACCATTCGAGCGTCGCAACCACGGCCGCATTGCCGAGCCGGAGTTCCTGCTGCCGCGTGTAGCGAGCCAGCCAGGACGAGAGCGAGGAAATAGAAATAGAGATGGCGAGCTGCGATTTGCATCGCTCCCGTGCGGATTCGAGACCGTCTTTGCACCATGTTGCAATTTCCGCCTGATACTCTTCGGCGAGGTTCGCGAGCTTGGAATCGGATCGTGCTTTTTTCATTCATGGCGACGGGCGCGGCCCTTGTTGGTGATGCTCCACATCGTGCCGGAGGTCGGGTCTTTGAGGCCCGTAATCCAGCGCTGCGTCTGGCAAAGAGTGATGGCGTCGTCGAACTCGCTCACAAGCACACGCCCGCCGAGTGCGGCGTTGACCTGTGCGTAGATCACGGCCTCGGCGGCGGGCTCGTCCCAGCCGTTCAACACTTCGAGGATCTGGTCGGCGATGAGTTTCAATCGATGAGGCCTTTCATGTTTTTAAAGAGCGCGACGATCTGCGCTGGCTGGGCGTGGAGGTCGTTCCGGACCTCGCGGATCTCTGCTTTCAGTTCATCGAGGCGTTCCTGCCCGGCGGCGATGATCTCCGTTTTGTCCGTCTCCATCTTGCGCTCGATCCGGTCCGTGCGGGCTTCGAGAGCGAAGACGCGACGCTCCATAAAAGCACAATGCTCGACGTGCTCGGCCTTCGTGATGACTTCCTTTTCGTGCTGGACGCGGAGCGGCTGCTGGATCTCCCGCTTGCCAGCTTTTCCCGTGATGACTGCCCATGCGGTCACGGCGTTTCCGAGCAGGATTACGACCCCGAGGCCCATGAGAATAAACTCGCCCTGGTTCATCGTGCCCGCTCCTCCAAGATGTAAGGCACGAGCTCCTGCCCGTGCCGTTCGAGCTCGCCGTAGACGAGAGAAATGAAAGCCGTCCATTGACTCGGCGGGATCGTCTGGCAGCCCTCGCTCGACGTGCGTGTCTCGCCGCCCCGGTGGATATTGATTGCCACGCCTGGGCGGGCCGATGGCCGCTGCCGCTCGCCGTCGCGATAGACCGGCAGCTCCTCATTGCGCGACGCGGGCCGGAGAGCCGGATACCCCGGCCCCCGAGAAATCCCATGCCGCCCGCGCCGGTAGAGGTAGCACCCCGGCGCGAGCGTCGCGATCCCAGCGCGAGAAATGGCCGGATCGACATTTGCGTTGAAGCTCACAAATGCCGTCGGCGAAAAAACAAAGATTGCGTCGTCGTAGAGTCCCCGATCATTCCGGCCCGGCGCTCCCATCGTGTCGCGGAAGTAGCCCCGCACACCGTAGAGCACGACGTCGAAGTGCTGCCCTCTCGGGAGCAACTTCTCGATGCGACGGGCGACGGAGTCGCGAGGCGCAGCGGGTCGGGTGGCCGGGATGATCGACATTTACTTGACCTTCGGACGCACCGCTTTTTCGGCGTAGCTCCAGGCCAGCGCGGCGAAGAGCGCGAGGGCTGAGAGAACGATGTCGGTGATGTTCGCGACCGTGCCGTCCGCCATCCCTGGCAGACCGTTTGCGGCGAGGTAGCCAGAGGCCACCGTGAGAGCATGTCGGACCAGCGGTCCGGCGCTTGAGGTGATGAGTTTGTGGAGCATAGGTTTTTTTAGAGTTGGTTGAGTGCGAAGATTGCGGCGGCAAAAAGGAGGAAGATTCCGCCGATCAAAAAGCTCGTGCCGGCGACGAGCAAAAGCGTCCGCCAGGTCAACGTGACGACGGACTCCTCTTCCTCTTGATCGTGCGGGTGGTTGTTCATTTCACAACCCCCTTGAATTCCGTGCTCACGTCTCCGAGCGGAGTCCGCCAATCAATCCGCGCCGAGACCGGCACACCCGCGCAGCCGCTTAGAAACAAGCTTGCCAGCGCGGCGAGGAAAAAAATGCGGGCGCGGATGCTATGAACAACTCTCCCCCCCAGGAGACATCCGCGCCCGCAGAATCGGGAAAAATCTTGATATTCGAAAGCCGCTGTGTTCATCTGGCGGCGAGATTCGCACACCTTCAGCGACTCGACAAAAGCCCCCTCGGCCCAGTCGGTTCAATCGCGCTTTTTCAAGCGCAGAGGCTGACTTAAGCGATTATTGACAATGCGAAAGTCATCGAACTCCAGACAACTCGCTCTGTGCTTTGCTCGCGGATGTAACAACATAAAGCTGCGTTGAAAAATCGTAGGGGTGATCCTGAGCTGCTTTCCTTTTCGCGGGAGAGTCAGGGATCTCTAGAAGCTTCAGATAAGCTGCAATGTTTTTCCTCACCACATAGAGTTGGGTGGAAGGATCTCCCGGATGTTTGCTCGCAGCGTCGCTCTTTAGGGCGGCGACCACATTATCTGGAACTCCCGTGCTCATGCTAACCGGCTCGCTGCCTTTTCCCTCAAGTCGTCCCAGTTGTCCCTTGAGATTTTCGATCAGTTTTTCTTGAAGTTCGTTTATATGCCTCAGCCGCCCGACCTCTTCGGGGTCAAACTTTTTGAGAAGCTCACTGGCCTCATCAAGCGCCCCTTTCATCTTAGAGATTTTTTCCGCGTCGGATAGTTTTCCAAGAGCCTGCGTCTGAGATGACGGCGTTAAGCTCGCTAGCGGAATCGCGCTCGTTCCATACTGGGTCTTTATTTCAACGGTTGCCGGAACAATCCGCACAACCTCGCCTTCAACGGTTGCTCCGTCTACGGTCTTCATTTCCGCTGCGTAAATGCAGCCGGGGATCAGTAGAAAAGCGAACAATCGAGCGATCATTTCTTTTGCTTTTTTTGCCCCGGTTTTTTTGCCGGATACTTCGCACCGGGCACAGGCGAAGCTGAGGAAAAAACTTGGTTCACCGTGTTATTGAACCCATCGACCTTCGCCCTGACCGACACGCGATCCGGCGGGAAAACCATATCTTCGCTCACGCGGAATCCCATTCCATTCAGCTTTTCCGCAATGGCCTCGCGCAAAAACTGTGAACGATTCTTTCTGCCTCTGGCCCTGTCTATCTCCGCCAAAAAATCTGCATCGAGCGGGCAGGTGATTAGCGTTTGGTTTTTCCCTCTAACATTCGGCATGGGATCAGATTATTACACCAAAACCGTTACTCAAACTTTTTCTTGACGGGTGTATTACTCAGAACTATTAGATATTAAACATGAAACGCGGAACCGTCACCAAAAGCAAAGCCCAGCCCGTCGCCGTCTGGCTGCCAAATGCTCTGAAGGCCCAGCTAGACCTAGCCGTCGAGCAAACCGACACCGACCGCAGCAAGCTCATTCGCACTGCCCTTCGGGAAAAACTCGCCTCGTTGAAATTGACACTCGCCGCCTAGAATGTCCAAACCCGCGCCCACCCCCGGCCAAGACGAACTGCCGCTCACGAGCGTCCTCGCTCACAAGCTGTTCCCCGGTCGCGCCATGCTCACCGTCGCCGAAGTCGCCCACGCCTGCGGCGTCGACAAGCAGCACATCACAAACCTCATCGAGGTCGGCGACCTCCTCGCCATCGACCTTCGCACCACGAAGCCCGCCAAGCCGAGCGAGCTAAAGGCCAAGCACAAAAGCATCCGCCAATGGCTTCGCATCCCCACCAGCGCCTACGACGCCCTCATCACCGCCCGCAAGACTTTATGAAAACCCTCAACCCTTCCGCCGCGCCCGGCGGCACACAACCAAGCCGCGAACAGTTGCAACCAGCAACCGCAGCACCGGGCAAATTTCCGAAACTCCAAAAAGGCAACGACAAAGAAGTCGCCGCCGAACTCGGCCGCCTCGTCCGCGACGCCCAAGACGGCACCCGTCGCATTCTCATCTGCGGCCTATTCATCGAGACCATCGTCGCCAATCTGAAGCGAGGACAATTTGGACCATGGGTCGAATCCCATCAGTCTGAAATCGGAGTCAAGTATTCTTCGATCTGCGGTTGGCGCCAACTTGCGGAGGAGGTTCTAAAACAAGTCGGATTTGAAAACTCCAACGCGTTGGAGTTTTCGGTTCCGGCCCATGAATTCCTTGCGCTCCCAGCATCCGAAGTCCCCGAAGATTGCCGCGAAGTCCGCGCCAAGATTGACGAACTCATTGCAGGAAAAAGCGTCAAGCAACTGATGTTTCAATTCCGCGAAGGCGAGGTCTTCGAGGACAAGCTCATCCGCACCGGGCGCGGCGGCAACCGCGCCGCCTCACGCGGTCCGCGCCGGACCAACCTCGAAATCTCCCGCGACGATTTCGAGTTCTCCGCCCGTGTCATCCTTCCCCGCGCCAAGGAAGTATTGACCAAGCTCCTCACGCTCGAAGGCCCGCACCCGAAGGCCAACGACCCAATCCCGCGAGCCTGGGATCTCCTCGACGACAAACAACTCGCCGACCTCAAAGGGATGGCCATCGACCTTCGCGACGGGATCCTGGAATCCGAACGCCGCCGCGCCCAACTCCGCCCGAGGAAGTAGCCATGCTTGCACTCTACGACCTACCCTGCGCGACCCAAGACGCCGCGCTCCGTCTCAAAACCGAATTCGCCGAGATCCTCGCCAGCGGCAAACCCGCCGAGCCCCGACTCCGCGAACTTGCCGACCCATCCGTCCCAGGCATGAGCCTCAAGACTCTGCAAAAGAAATGGAAGGCATGGCGCGAGACTCGCGACGAGCTCGTCCTCGTCGACCGCCGGATGTTCTCGAAACTCCAAAAGCACGAAGCCCCACGCGGCCTGCATCCCGACTTCCTCGAATGGGCCGGAGGCCAGCTCCTCGGCAACCAACGGAAATCGCGCCCTGCCTATCGCGACCTCCTCCGCCGGTGGGAAGCCTGGCGTCGCACCCACAACCCCGAGCTTGCCATCCCTGGCTACGACACGCCGCCCGTGGATTGCGGCAAAGGCTATCCTGCCGGATGGAGCTACGGGAACCTCATGCGCGAGGCCCAGCCGCCCCGCGTCCAGCTTTTCATCGCCCGCCAAGGCACCGCCGCCGCCAAGCCCTACCTCCCGCTCGTCCACGGCACCCGCGAAGGTTGCCGCTGGCTCGAATGGATCTTCTTCGACGATCTCGTCCGCGACCGCAACATCATCGTCCCCGGCCACATGAGCCCCGTGCGAATGCTTCAATTCGGCGGCCTCGACTACGCCTCCGGCTGCTACCTCAAGTTCGGCATCCGCCCCGACCTCGCCCGCAAAGACGGAGTCCGCGACCGCCTCAAGCGTCGCGACTTCCTCTTCCTCGTCGCCTCCCTTCTCATGGAATACGGCTACCCGCTCGACTACACCATGCACCTCGTTTGCGAGCGTGGCACGGCGACCATGAACCAAGCCGAAGCCCACACGCTCTACCTCTTGAGCAACGGCCAGATCCAAGTCGGCTACTCCAGCATGGAAGGCCAATTCGTCCTCGCCTGGGAAGAAGCCAAGAGCGGCAACTCCACCGCCAAGGGAGCACTCGAAAGCTGGCACAACCTTTTCCACAACTACGAAGGATCCTACAACGGCCAAGTCGGCAAAGACCGCGACCACTCGCCCGCCTCGCTTCTCGGATCCAACCGCGAAGCCCTGGCGCTCAACAAAGCCGGACTCCTCCTCACGCCCGAGCAACGTGCCGGGCTCCGGCTTCCCTACTCGACATTCTCCGAGGCCCACCTCGAAACCCTCGACACCGTCGCCCGCATCAACGCCCGCCGCGACCACGAGCTCGAAGGTTTCCGCAAGATTCTCCTCTGGAAAATTCTTGGCACCGAAATGGAATGGCGTCCCGAGTCCGAACTCCTCCACCTCTCCGACGAACTCCGCCAGCAAGTCGAGTTCCGCCCCGTCAACGAATCCCCACGCGAACGCGCACTCGCCCTCAGCAACGGAGTCCGCGTCGGTCACATTGCACCGGGTGCCCTTGTTCGGTTCTTCGAGGATTCCCACACGGCCGCCCGTGTCAATGGCGTCGACGCCACGATCAAGATCGAAGGCCGCACCTACCACTTCGGCCCCGAGACACCGGAAGAATCCGTCGCCGACCGCGAGGAGATCATCCTCCACCACGCCCCGGTCAATCCCGAGTTCGCCATCGTCACCCACAAGAATATCTGCGTCGGAGTCTGGAAACGCCGCCGCATCCTACGCGGCGACCACACCGCACTCGCTCAAGAGATTCGCCGCAAACAAATCTTCCTCAACACCGCCGTCGGCCAGGTGCGCGGCAAGATGGCCGAGAAGCTCGCCGAAGAGCAAAGCCGCATGGATCACAATATCGACGTGCTCGCCAACGCCGGGCTCGTCCCGAGCGACACCATCGAGACCCTCGCCGCCGGTCGGCAAATCGTCCGCAACCAGTTTGCAGACACCATGCAAACCATCCGCACCGAGGCCGCGAGCGCGACCTCTCGCAACTCCGAATCCGCCCGCCGGATCGAGCGCGAAGCCGGAGACATCGACGACCTCATGCCCGTTGCCGCCCCGACCATCCCCGACGATCCCGACCCCGACAATTTCGACGACCTCCTCTAACCCCCCCCAGCGAAAATCTATGAACAACACACCACCCGAAGACACCGAAAGCACCGCCCTCGTCCCCGCCGACGGGCTCAACATGAAATCCCTCACCGGCGATGTCATCGTCGCCGCCACGAGAGACCTTCCAGATCCACACCGCGACGCCGTCCGCTGGCTCCACGCCTACGCCCGCGAGTGCGGGTGGAATCTCACCCGCCTCGCCGATGAGACCAACATTTCCGGCACCACCCTTTACCGGGTCTTCACTGGAAAATATAGTGCCAAGCTCGACAACCTCGTCGAGCGCATCACCAGCTACCGCCGACTCGCCGAGGCTCGCGGCACATTGGGAGACGCCCCGTTTGCCCTCACGAGCATCGCGAAGAAGATCGACCGGACATGCGAGTGGGCGCTCATTTCCCAGAGCGTCGCTTTCATCTTCGGCAATCGCGGACTTGGAAAAACTCTCGCCTTCGAACGCCGCCGCGAGACCCACAACCACGGCCAAACCAAGCTCATCAGAATGCCCGCCTCGGGCGGCGTTCAGCTGATGATGAAAGAGATCGCCAAGGCTTGCTACCTCTCGCCGAATTCCTGCTTCGACGCCCTCCGCGAGCGCGTCTTCGCCTCCATCGACCACACGAATCTCATCATCATCGACGAGCTTCACCAGGTCTTCCTCTCCTACCAAAAAGGATCCGCTATTAAGTGCCTGGAAGTCATCCGCGAGATTTACGACCGCACAAAGTGCGGCATGGTCCTCTGCGGCACCACCCAGCTCAAAAAGGAAATCTTGCTCGGCCAATACTCCGAGATGCTTGAGCAGTTCACCGACCGGGGGGTCCTCAAGGTCCAACTCCCGACACGCCTGCCACGCGGCGACGTGCTCCTCATCGCCAAGGGCTACGGCCTCGACGACGAGCCCACCGGCACCGCCAACGAAGTCCTCATCGACCTCATGGAAGCCCGCTCCCTCCGCAAGTTCGGAAAGCTCCTCCAGGCTGCGACCCGCATGGCTTCCAAGGACAGCGCAAAAGTCACATGGGCGCACTTCGTGAAGGCTCACGACATCCTCGCGAAACTCGAAACCGGGAGCGATAAGCAATGACCGGCCAAGCCCCAGCCTGCGACCTCTGCCGCTACTTCTTCGACGAAGACGCCTGCCTCCCCGGCACCGTCATCAGTGCGGGCATCGGTTTCATCTGCCACGAGTGCGCCGAGCACACCCGCGAGGCATTCGACGAGCTCGCCGTTGTTCCTGGCATCCACGGGATGATCCTCGACCACGTCCGCCGCAACGGCCGCAAAAAACGGAGGGCGAAGAAGTGATAAAGCTCACCATCACCGGACGCGATGTCACCGACGCCCTCTGCACCGTCGAGCTCACCGGCCCGCACATCACCGCCGCCGCCGAGACCGCTTTCTCCGATTGGCTCCGCGAGCGAGGCTACATCGTCCGCAAGGACGACGACACCTGGGAAACCCCCGGCGAGCTCGCCACCCGGCTCGGCATCTCCAGCAAGCACATCTGCCGCCGCCGCTCCAATCCCGCCTGCCCAGCCCACGACACCGTCAAAGGCGAGCACGGCCGCGTCCTCTACATCCGTCCCACCGCCAAGCTCGACGCCTTCCTCACTCACCACCTCAAACCACTCAACCAACACTAAGCCCATGAAAACCCGCATCAAATCCAACACCCGCACAATCACCCGCGAAGAGGCCGAAGCCCTCGTCAACGAGATCGCCCACGCCGAAAACCGCCGCCGATTCATCTCCGCCACGGTCGACGAAAAAACCCTCGCCATCCGCGAAAAATACGCCCCGGACCTCGACGCCACAGCCGCCACGATCAAAGCAAATTCCGCCCTCGTCCAGGCATGGGCCGAGGCCAACCCCGAAGAGTTCGGAAAAAAGAAAAGCCTCGTCTTTGCCGCCGGAACCATCGGCTTCCGCACCGGCACACCAAAAGCAAAAACCCGCGCCGGTTTCACCTGGTCACGAGTCCTCGAAAAGCTCAAAGCCCTGGAGTGGGGCTTCGCCTTTATCCGCATCACGGAAGACGTGGCAAAAGACGAGATCATCGCCGCCGCCACCCAAGCCCGGCTCACGCCCGCAGACCTCAGCCAGATCGGCGTCGATGTCGTCCAGGACGAATCCTTCTTCATCGAGCCCGACCTCACCTCCCTCAACGAAAGGATCACGGAATGATCCCCTTCATCGGAGAGAATATCCTCTACGTCCTCGCCTCCGGCCCCAATGCCGGAGCCGCACGGCTAGGATTCATCACCAACGTCCTCGACAACGGCAAGGTCTCCATCACCTGCCTCCCCGACGCCGCAAACGACCGCATCGGCCACATCTACACCGCCGTCAACGTCCCTTTCGGTCCCAACAAAACCCCCGGCACCTGGCACCGACCATTAGCCCTTAACCCCACACACTAAACCCATGCACACGCTCAACAACTACCAGCTCATCGGCCTCGTCCTCATTAGCATCTGCACCACCCTCGTCGCCGTCGGCACCTACATCGTCATCGCCCACGAGATCCATCAGATCCGCACACGCCGCAAATACACCGTCCGCCGCCGCGAAGGCCGCTTCCTCCACAAAATCTGAATCGTGAAGCCCGTCAAAAAATCCTTTTTGCAAAAGGGCCGATGGGCCAAGCCCGCACTGGCGCTCGCGACTCCCGAGTCTCCACGCCTCCGAGCCCTCCGCCGCCGAGAACAACTCCTCCGCCAGATCGACAAACTCAACGCCCAGATCGAAGCCACCTATCAGTCCCATTCGACCCATTAGTCCCATGAGCCCCAAACAAACCACCTTCTACTTCACCCTCTGGAACCGCGTCATGGTCGAGCAAGGCTGGTATCACCTCCCCACCGCCGAAAAGGATTGCAAGCGCCGTGCATTGCACAAGCAGGCCGGTTGCCCAGCGAGTTCCAAGGACTTCACCAACCAACACTTCAACCGCTTCAAAAACGAGTGCGAGGCCCTCATCGCCGGCCGCAACTCCGGCGGAGTCGAAAAGTCAGACGCCGACGACGCCCGCCGCCGCCTCATCTGGCGCATCAAACAAGACGCCCGCAAAGCCCAGCTCGACGAAGCCTACATCGTCGCCGTCGCCCGCGACCTCCACGTCCTCGGCAACTGGGAAGACCTCGACCTCAAGAGCCTCACCAACCTCCGAAACACCATCCACAACCGAGCAGGCAAAAAGACCGGCCACGACACCCGCACCGGCCCCAAACACCGCACCTACATCCTCGACGCCGTCCCCCGCCAATTCGTTCCCCGCTCACTCCAGCCCTTCTGAGAATATGGAAAACACCGACCTCGCCACACAGATCGACCTTTGGCTCCGCACCCAGCCCCGCTGGGTCAGCGGCGCGGAAATCTGCGAACGCTTCCAGGTCAACGAACGCCGCCTCCGCGCCACCAACGGCAAGCCCGGCCTCCTCTCCATCAACTGCGTCTCCAGCTCCACCCAAGGCTTCAAACACATCCGCTTCGCCGGACCCGATGAATTCTCCGAATGCGACCGCGAAGATCGCAAACACAACATCTCCCGCTACCTCACCCTCCGAGCCCGCCGCAACGCCTGGAAAAACGAACGCACCGGCAAGCGCCCCCACTTCCGCGAGCTCCACACCGGCCAACTCGCCTTTATATGAACACACCCACCCAAGCCCTCTGGATCGAAGAAAAAACCCAACTCCCCGACTCCGACCTCACCGTCCTAATCCACCACCCATCAAACGACGAGCCCGTCTGGCTAGGCTACCACGACGGAGAAACATGGCGCGACGTCAACGCCCAGGAAGTCCAGGTCTCTCACTGGATGGACCTGCCAGCTCCTCCTGGAGAAGTTTTAGAGTTTGAAAGCCGTGATGCCCACGGCGCACTCGACCGCATCGTGCGGTTGACCAGGAAAACTGAATTCGCCCACAAGTGAAAAACATCTCCTGCCAACTCACCACCCAGCAGGTCCTCGCCCGCGTCAAGCTCGTCACCCGTAGGCTCGGCTGGAAAAATCTCAAGCCCGGAGAGATCCTCCAGATCTGCGAGAAATGCATGGGCATGAAGAAAGGCGAGAAGATCCGCAGGCTGGCTCTCGTCCTGGTCAAAAGCGTCCGCCGGGAGCGACTCGACAAGATCACCAAGGCGGATTGCCGCTTGGAGGGATTCCCCGATCTCAGCCCCAGCGAGTTCGTCGCCATGTTCTGCAAGCACATGCACTGCAGGCCTGGCGCAATCGTCACGCGGATCGAATGGCGGTATCTAACGGGAGCGGAGAGCGACTTGGTTGTGGTTTTCCAAAAGGCCAAGCGCACAACACCGGCGATGATTCGCCAGCTCGAAAAAGCGGCGGCATCCATCAAAAAAAAGGGCGGCTTGTCCTAGCACCAGAAATGTCTGCGGAAACCCTCGTGAAAGACACTCTGCACCGCCTGAGAAATCAATTCTTCGCGGACGACGAGAAGGGATTCTTCCAACAACGCTCCATGCTGGTCGAAGCGATCACCACGCCTGCACGGTGGCTTGAGGAGCGGGGCGTTCACCTGCCGGAAGAGAAGCTCCGGGACATCCTCGACCGGATTATCCTCGGCATCATGCGCCACGGAGCGACGGGAAGAATCGGCTACTTTTGCCGGTATTTTCTTTTCACCGTCCAGGAGCACATGAAGCACCAAGGCGAGAAGTATTACGAAGAGGGAAAGAGTTTGCGCACAATCACCGAGACGACTATCGACCGTCTTACAAAAAAGCAGCTCGCCCGGCTCGGCGACGCCGAGGATCCCACGACGACCCGCCTGGCCGCACTCAACCGCCTGGTGCGAGAAACCGCTATAAAGAAAAAGCGGACTACCAAACCAACCGGAGCCCAGCTAGAGCTTCTATGAGTTTTCCTAGGGTCGAGGGTCGAGGGTCGAGGGTCGAGGGTCGAGGGTCGAGGGTCGAGGG